ACGCTTGAAGCCGTTCGCGAAAAGTCGAGCCATGAGCTCGAGGTGCTGTTCGGCCCCTTTCACTGTCGCCTGGACAGCTGCCCGGGTAGTCGATTGCAGCACATCCGGGTCTAGGCCCTGTGACGCAGCCGTCTGGCCGGTTCGTGATTCTTTCATCTGGTCTAGGTACGCAACCATCGGAAAAGCGTCCTTGCCCAGGAACGGCACAGTGTACGGTGTAACCATCCCAGGCTGTCGCTGTCGGATAATCGCGCCAGGCTCATCGTTCATCACATCGTCCAAATCCACCATCCCGTCTACCACACCCATGCGTGGATAAAGGCTGAACGCGAGACTGTCGAGCATACCGCGAATCGTAGCTGACTTGATTCTCTGTATGTCTTTGGTCAGGTCAGCCAGGTCAGACCCAAAGAAAACGTGCGGCTCCGGATCTGCGTTGAACACGGCGAACGGAATACTTGTAGCCGGCTCATTGTTCACAACTTCATAGTTGTCGCCTATCGTGCAGATTCTTCTGAGCTCTGCAATGCCGTCACCGTCATAATCGATATAGGTCCATGCTTCGACGTACAGAACGCGCCTACGTTCGTAGGCCGACAATGGGCTCCGAGTGTCTGGGTCTGAAGTCCTAGCGATATATTCTTGGCTGTCGATAAACCCAACTTCATCTGTCAGGTGCTCTTCGAGCATCTCTTGGTCATAGCCCAACGCGACAAGCGAGCTCACCGTAGCCATTGTGCGGTGTCCACAAATCTGGCAATCGTCCAGAGAAGTAGCTGCCGCATCTACAAAAAATTCTTCCGGCGGCATTGTTTCAACTTTAACCCGATTCCGCTTTCGGCTCCTCTTAATTTCAACATCATACATTTGCGGAGCCGGCTGACCTTGGGCTGCGAGCTGCATCATCTGCTCTTCGCTGACACCAAGTGCCGGCTTGCCGACTACCGACACAGCTTCAACTCCTTCCTCCTGGAGTATCAGTCCTAGCGATCCCTCGTCCAAGCCTTCAAATGTGTGTGTATTTACTTCTAGCGAATCATCCCACCACCATTTAACGAACCCGCCACGGTTCATCAAAGCGTCCTTGAAGACGCTATAGAAAATCTCAAGGCCATCGTTGTCGGCCTGGAGGATGTAATTCGTATAATCTGTGGCCTGTTCTGCCATAGCCACATCATCTGGGTTCCGGGGAATGAACTCGACCGCCTTGGACGATCCAAAAAAGACGCGCATCATCGAGGGCAGCACCGCCTGGACGGCGTCACGCACATCTCGAGACACTACTTGCGATCTACCAACAACCTCATTGCCGAACGGCTCACCACGGTAGTATTTAGTAGCTTCGGCCCGGATAGGGCTGATCTCGTCATCGATGTACTGAATAGCGTCTTCAATGGCTGAACGAACAGAGCTTTCCAGCTCCTCTTCGGTCATCCCTACGCCGGCCTCAGTTTCGGCCTCATCTATGTATGCCAAAGATGGTACTCCAATCCCCTGCCCCACTGATAACATACCCTTCTAGGTCAAATTCTGTCAAAAACCAAAACACTTAGGGGCACCGGGCTTCCGGGGCAGAGTGGAAGATGATTCCCTGTGGTTATTTAAGCCTCGCCGTGAGATCCCACACCCCACCAGCATAGGCCCCCTAAATTACTCCTGCTAAATTCCGCTTGAGCTTGCCTGTGTGTCTCGAGCTCCTACCACCAATCGCGGTTCCTGCGTCACTGGCAAAGGTCAATACGAATGCGTCAGCTGAGTCTGGTGATGCCACGCCCCGCTTCTTGAGCTCGCCCTTCGATTCGATCTTCACTCGCCCACTCGACGTATAACTATATCGCACGGTAGCGAGCTCGGCCTTCAAAGTCGGATCTCGAGGAAGTCGAACATCTCGACCTTCCAACCAAGCCTTAGCCTTATACCAGAGCTCGGAGCGAAGGTTCATGTATTGAGTGCCCAGCGCAGGACTTTCAGCGACATTGATCCCGTAAGCCGGCAGCCCCAGCTCACGCAGCCGGTCAACCACTCCTGCACCTAATCCGATAGAATCAACAAAAATTTCCATCGGTTTCTCGTCGGTCGAATCGTATTCAGCTTTCACGGCCCCGGTCAGCTGCATGGTGTCCAGGTTACGCCATAGCCGGATCGGCTCAGTGATCGCATTTCCCTTTCGCTTACAAAGTGCTGATGAATCGGACCCAAACCGTGCTACATCCACGCCCCATACCGTAGGACCAAATGGCGTAGGCTCAACGTCACGGCTGATCGCTTCGGTGATGAGCTCCTGGGCGATTACCGTATCATCGTCGCCCCGGGGAAACTCACCCAGCACCCGCACTCGATAGACGTTGCTTTCTTCACCGTAACGTACCCGGCACTCTTCGATATAATCTTCAGATACCCGGGCGGTGTCTTCACAGGACACATGGAACGTCTTCCAACTCTCGCTCAGTTTGTGGAATGTGTCGTAGAAGTAGCCAGAGCTCCTGACCGGGTTACCGGCCAAAACCATAGACGCTCGATGCGCCGACATTGATCCACCGGCAGACTCGTAAACTTGTTCCGGTACTCCGCTGGCTTCGTCGCATATCAATAAGACGCTGTCAGCGTGAACGCCCTGGAGCGCATCTGGCTGTTCAGCCCTCGATGTCTTCGCAGATATGAAATTGCGTTCAGCGTCTGAGATGAGCTCGATGCGATCCGCTTTGACGTTGAACAGATCTCGGTAGCCAGCTGGTGCTTGTTTGAGCCATGCTTTTGTTTCGGGCAGCAAAGCATCTTGCAGCTGGGCTGAGGTTGGTGCGGTCATCACCACCTTCGCATGGTAATGTGTGGAAATCCACCAAAGAGCCAGCCAAGATAAGCAGCTCGTCTTCCCGACTCCGTGACCTGAGCGGATGCTGACACCGCGAGCTCCGGCAGCTACCGCCGTCATCACATCGGCTTGCCACGGATCTGGCTCTGCTTTCAGGATACCTTCCACGAACAATACGGGATCTTCCCGCATCAAGATCAGCTGGTCAGTGTAGCTCATCGCTCTACATAATTTTCTCTATTCTGGGCTCGAACCATGCCAGTGCCCAGCAACCCAGCCAAGCCAGCACTGAGATGTCCACTTTCCATTTGTGACGGATCGAATAGAGCAAACGGCGACCGGATATTCTTCGGTTCAAACACTGCATAATGGATTGCGTCATCCACCTCTTTCATGCCGCCCCTGGTTACGCTTGGGCCGAACTGCTCCATTGCATCCACGATGGTGCCATCATAGCCAGCATCCATATATACTCTGCGTAGAAATTCACCTGGGCTACTTATCAGGTCATCCCCTGCCCTATACCAACCTCCCGGCTCCCAGAACTCGCTTCGCATAATCCGCTCAAAGTCTTTAGCTGAGATCCCCCTATGATCTATAGCGTGGTCGATGACTGAATCCCTAACCGTATGTATGGTTACTCCCAAGCGAGCTGCCATATCATCCATCGACCTAAGTAAGTCTACTAATGATCCTTCAGGCTCAGTCCATTCATCCAAATCTTCAAGGTATTCCTCGTTCCACTCGAAGAACGTGCCACCTTCCCGGGTGTCCACTGGATTTTTCAGTCGCAAGTGAGCTGGAATTGTCGCTCCTTGATGTGGCCCGAAAACGAGAGCTTCGGCTTCCGCTGCTGCTTGAGCTTCATGCGCTGGATTATCGTAACTCAAATTATCGCGGCCCATTATCTCATCCACCTTTGATTCGTAATGCTGTGTTAAGTCTGGGCCATCGGCTCTGGCATAATTCCGGGCAACATCATCCGGGGATGTGCTGAAATACATCGACCGACCATGATGGCTTTCGGGGTGTCCCATCTTGGGATCGAACTCATCAACCACATGGGTAGTCCCGTGATACACTTGGTCTTTAACCGCACTTGGCTCGAGCCATTCATCTCTTCTTGCCACCCGACTCGCCTCATCCACTGGGAGCTCGTCTGCTCCCCGTTGCACGATCTTTCTCAGTGTAGACCCAGCAACAGCCGGAAGTAGCAAGCCGGCAGTAGCCCAGCCCATACGACCAAGGTCGCGATCCTGAAAACCAGCGGCCAGGTCTGCCACATCGATAGCTTCACCTACGCCTGGCAGAACAGAAGCACCTATAAGCCCAGCTGTTCCGGCCCCGGTTTCCGGCTCAAGTAATCCACGAATACTCTGCCACGCATTTAGTGCGTCCTGAAGTTCCTGCCGGCGTTCCCGTTGTTGGCGATCCCGTTCCGCTAGTTCCTGGGCACGGCGGCGTTCCTCTTGGGACGCATACCAGGGTCCGTTAGTTAAATGAAATGGATTGTGCGACATCGAGCGTCAGCGCATCCAGGGCGCGGCTTTCTTGGATTTAGGGAGAAGCCGCCTCCCCTCTCTCACATCTTGCCAGTATTGCAGCAACCCTTGAGTGGTATCGTCATAGCCGCCAGTTATGCCAAAGTCTGCGATATTGCCATATCCTTGATTGGAAAGTTCGTTCGCTTCTCTGACTGATCGCTCAATCAATCCCTGTAACGTAGACTGTGGCGTCTGGGGGATAGAGATACCGAGGTTTCTGCCTCCTTCCCATCTGGCTGCTTGGGCAGATTGTACCGTAGGTAGATTGAATCGTTCTGCAGCTCTCCGGTAGGGTACTGAGAGGTTTTGCGTACTCGGCGCGTTTTTGAACAAATTATCCACACCACCACCACTAGGATTCACATAAAAATCATCCGGACTATAGCGTGTCGGATCGAACCCACTAGGAACCTTTCCAGCATAATTCGCACGAATTGCTGCATCCCTGAGCTCTGGAACCTGGTTGATGATATAGTTGATATCTTGGATCTCATGCGTATCTATCGGTGCCATCCCTCCCGTCAACCTTGGATCAAGTGATCCACGCCCGGCCCTACCGCTGAAGTAGGCGGGGGTTTTAAGTCCTCCTGTCCCAAAATCCGGCTGTCCTCCCTTCAGTGGGAATAGCCAGCCCCGGTCAGCGTAGTCAGAGGCTCTGGGTTGGTTTGCAAGATTCCATTTTGGACTAGCAAAAAGCTCAGGTGGATATAC